TCGGCACCTGCTCCCAGGTCGTCATGTCAGTCTCCCCCAAGCGGACGGATGGGTGGCGGCGAACATCTCAGGCGTGATCCCTCCGAAACGAGTGAACTGACGCAGGAAATCGGTCAGCCCCTGCCGCGAGGTGAAGGACTGTCCGCCCCAGTTGACGGGCCCCGCCTCCCCGGCTGCGTTCGCGAGCGTCGTCGGAGCTGCGATCCCGAAAGCGCTCGCGGCCTCGGGCGATGCCGTCGAGAGATCCCAGGTCGGCCCGCCTGCCTGGGCGAGCCGCAACGCCGTGTCGCGCGCCGTGTTCGTCAGGTCGGTCCCGGCCGTGTCGAGCAGACTTGCGTAGCCACCGATGTTGCCGCGCAAAGCGTCGAGCAGCGAGGACATCTGCTGGTTGCGCGCCATCGTGTACTGCTGTTGCAAGTTGTTGCTCGCAACCTCCTGTGTGCCACCGCCGATCAGCCCTTCGCCGCGTGCCGCCAGCCGGTAAGGGATGTCGTTGCGCGCCAAGTCCTCCTGCTTGGTCAGCAGCGCCGCCTGCGAGGTTGGGTTGCCCTGCGCGCGCGTGATTGTCTCGGCGTCCAGGTCGTCGGCGTAGCCCGCGAGGTCAGGGTTGTCGGCGTAGTTCGGGATGTAGCCGGAGCCGATCACGGCGCTGCGCAGCTGGTTGCGCAGGTTGTTGCGTCCCGTCTGGGTGCGCGTCATGTAGTTCGCCATCGCCGCCTGGTAGAGCGGGTCGTCGAAGAGCGTCGCGTAGTAACCGGGGGGCGGCTTCTTCTCCGGCCAGCCCTGATCGACAGCAGCACCCAGGCCCGCCGTGTAGTCGGGGCCAGGGCTGTACTCACGTCCCGGCTGCTGTGCCCAGCCCTGGTTTCCCCATTGACCGGCACCGATGACGGCCTCCCCGAGGTCACCGGGCGGCTGGTAGATCGGCTGACCGGCGTAGGTTCCGATCACCGGGTTGGAGATCTTCGGGTTGCCGAGCCCACCGACGCCCAGGTTCTGTCCGAGCAGACCGGGGTCTTCGAGGATGCCGCCTGTTTGTCTTTTCGGAGGCTTCGGCGTCGGGATCGACACCATCTTCGGGAAGTCGGTGACGAACGGCTTGAACTTCGTTGTTGCCAAGTCCGCCTCCTCTCAGGCGACGATGTGTTGGTTACGACGACGGCGCTTCCACTCGCGTAGGTACTCACGCCGATGAGCACGGTTGCGCTCCAACCAACCACGTTTATATTCACGAACGCAGACGCGACACACACTCGCGCCACTCGCATTCGTGTAGCGATCGTCGTGATCACACGTCCGGTGCAGAGCACGGTGCGCCTTCCGCGTAACGAGTTCGAGATGCTCGACGTTCTCGCAGACCCGATTGCGGCAGGTGTGGTGGATCTCCACACCGTCTGGGATCGGCCCGTGCTCCAGTTCCCATGCGACACGATGTGCGAGACAAGACTTGCCTCTGTGCGTTACGTAGGCGTAACCGTTCTTCTGCGGATGACGCAGAACGAGACACTCGCTCAATGCGACTCCTAACTCACGACAATGAAATTCAGAACCAGAAACGCGGGACCGTCCAGAGGCGTGCCAGCGGGACCGATGCTGATCGTGTCGCTGATCCCGATCGTGTCGCTGATCGCCGCCTGCTGCGGATTGCGGTCGCCGGTTGTAGCGCCCGTGCCACCGGTGCCCGGATTCGGGTTGAAGCCCTGCGGGTTCGCAGTGAAGGTGACGGTGCCGGTCTTGGTGACGGTGCCGTTCTTCGTGTGCGAGTGGATGATCCCGCGCGAGCCGAGCGCCCGACCCTCGTTCTTGCCGAGCGCGTTCAACAGCGCGAGCACGCCCTTGCCGACCGGGATGCGCTCCTGCATGTCAGGGACGTTGAAGGTGGGGCCACTGCCGCCGTAGCTGTAACCGATCGCCTGGAAGAGGCGCTGCTCGGTGGTGGTCGAGTAGCCCGCACCGTCACACATCTTCGCGCCCGTCGGGGCGGTCGAACCGCCGTAGGGGAGAATGATCCCGGCGGGCAAAATACCGAGCGTCCCTGATGCACCGACACCGGTGATCCCGAGGATCGCGGTCAGTCCCTGGATCGCGCCGATCGGCAGCGAAAGGTCGCTCGTCTCCAGGTAGCTGACCAGCCAGGACTTGAACTGGATCGGCAACGAGAAAGGGTCGGAGAGCAGCCGCTGCAGCAGCTGATACTCCTGCTGGGTGAGCGGACGCTGATCGCTCGCACCGGTTGAGCCGGTCGAGCTGAGCCCGCTGCTCTCGGTGCTGCTCACAGCGTCGAGGGCTCCATCGCCTGCGCGTCAACGGCCAGGTCGTAGATGCGTGTCACGGTGGTCGGCTGTGTCTGGCGGACACGCAGCGCGACACCGTAGGGCGCACGCCAGATCGGCAGGCGGTAACGGGTGTAGTGCGTCGTTGGCGGCAGCCCGCCCATCACCGAGTAGTTCAGGTCGCTCGGCGAAGTGACGAAGCCGTACTCCAGCACCGGCGTGACGGCGACGAGCACATCGGGCGGTGCCAGCGGCGGGCCCTCGTCGGGCATCAGCAGCCCGTCCGGTAGCTCCTTGCGCCCGAGCGGCGCGCTCGTACGCGCGTCATAGGAGAGGTAGGCGAAGCGCGAGCGCTTGCGTCCCTCACGGCCCATCCGGTACCAGGGCGTCTCGATGACCGGCAGCACCGGCTTGCTGTCGGCGTCGTAGATCAGACCGGTGCCGTTGGTGGCGGGGAAGAAGGTAGGGCCGATGCGCGCGAGACGGCTGGTTCCCGCCATCCCCGCCCAGATGCGCTCCATCCCCGAACCACCGGTGGAAGCGATGTAGGAGAGCGCGTAGACGTTCGCGAAGCGGAACCACTGCCGCTTGTTCAGATCACAGATCAGCGTTGTTGCAGTGCCGTCGTTGCGACGGACGGTGATGATGTAGTAGTCGAGGAAGGTGCAGGCGGCCAGCGAGACCTGTCCGTTGTAGAGCAGCCGCCAGAAGTAGAGGATGCCGCCCTGCGAGGCGAGGTTCCGGATCACCGCACCGTCGGTGATATGCACACCGTGCTCGTCGGCGAATATGCAGTTGTCCTGCCAGTAGGCGATCGAGCGTGGGTCGGTGCAGCCGACACGGTCGAAGAGCGGCTCCAAGTTGAAATCGCCCTCGAAGCCTGCATGAGTGGCTGTCGTGCCGCGGATGCGCTCGGTCGTTCCGGCGTGGAAGACGATCCCGACCGCGCGCAGCGCAGCCAGTCCGGTGACCGGTGCGCGCGAGGGCAGGTTGGAGAGCGCGTCCCAGGCTGTCTGTGGCTGACCGGGAACGCTGAAGCGGATGTAGTTCTCCTCGCCGGGCGTACCGCCGACGACGATGTACTGGCGGAAGTAGGTGCCGACGGGGGCCTTCGGTGCGCTGGCGTGCATGGGGGCGAAAGCGGGGGGAGCGCCAGCGGTCGGGGCGGTGATCAGCTGCGGGACGGTCGCGCCGGACCCGTCGAAAGCGACGACGCTCGTGCCTGCCTGGATCGGGTTCTGCTTCAGCGCGGGGGCGGCACCCACGTTGCTGGCCGCACCCGTCGTCTGGTCGACCTCGTACCAGCGTCCGTTCGAGGCGGCGACCAGCAGCTTGTCACCGGTGATGAAGTTGCCAAGGATGCCGCCGACCGGGTCACCGCCCAACACGTCAGAGCCCCAGGGCCAGCCACCGCGTCCGGTTAGCCCGGCGTCGATGATCATCGGCACGTAGTCGAGGACATCCCACAGGTAGCCGCGAGGCATCTGGTCGCGCGGGAAGTCGCGGGCGAAGGCGCGCGCGTCGCCGAGCAGGCTGGTCGGTTTCGCCATCAGCCCGTCCAGGCGCGACGGTCGGTGATCGCCCTCATGCTGACCCGGCGTGGTGCGGCGCGCGCGGTGCCGCGCTTGTTCACCAGCGTGCGGATTTGGCGCAGCCTGCCGGTCGTTCCGTCGGAGCCCTCGTAGAGGGCGCGGTAGCGCTCACCGAGCTGCGAGCTGCCGTCATCGGAGTAGTCGGCGCAGCGCCAGGTGGCGTACAGCTCGATCGCATCCTGAAACTCCTCGGGGATCGCGCCGTAGGCCTCGTCGCCTGGCGAGTCGGTGTCCTCGTCCATCTTCGTCGGGCGCAGCACCCCCCAGACGTCGATCTCACCGTCCTCCGCCGGTGTTGGCGTGAGGCGCAGGACGTCGGAGCGGATCAGCGAGAAGGTGAAGGGCGCGCAGTTGACGTAGCCCGTCGGGTAGACGACCGTGCCGACATAGCCGTTGCGCGTCCAGCGCTGATCGCGGCGGGCGCGGTCGGTTGCTCCGTCGTCTACGTCAACGAGCGAGAGGATGCTGTGGTCGAGCGTGTAGATGCCGACGTTGGCTTGGGTGTGCAGATGAACGCAGCGTGCGACACACCGTGTGCGCGCGAGCAGGTCGACGGTGCCGCGGTAGAGCATGTCCTGGATGAGCGGCACCTCGTTGTAGGCGTCGAGCTGTTGGAGCCCCAGCCACTGCTGCACACGGGTCGTCATCTCCCCTCTCGTCATTCGTCCTCCTTCACCTTCCGCGGTAGAGGCGGGCCTGGGATTCGTGCAGTTGCTGCGCGTAACGGTCGGCTGCCTGCTCGCTCGCGAACGTGCCAAGGTGCTGGCCGCTCTGACGCCAATGGTCGATCGCGGCCTCGTTTGAAACGACCCTGTTCCCGACGACGGTAGGCAGGAGCACGAAGCCGCGCGGGGTGCCAACGGTGATCGAGCGAACCGTCGAGATCGTGCCGTCCGGGTTGTGCACGACCGGTCTGTGCGCCAGGTCGATGTTGCCCGGCCTGAGCATTCCCTCGGGGATCAGGTTCGCCGAGCGAAAACCGATGTCCGGGTGCGGACTCGGCGGTGGCGGCGGCAACCTGGTCGAGGAGGCCGGGGCGATTTGCGGCGGTGGCTTCACACGCGGGTCGTAGTCCCTGATGTAGTTGACGATCCGGGTGGGAAGTCCGGGGCGGCTGCGCGGCGGTGGCCTCACGGCTCTCCTTTTCAGTTCACGGCGTGCCACATCACGATCGCGAGCGCACCGAACACGATCACCTCGGCGACGAGTACCGCAACCAACAGCAGAAGCTTCAGCGCCAACTTGATCCAGCGATCCTCGGGCGCGTCATAGTTCGAGTAGCTGAGCGCGTGGAAAGGGCGTGTCACTGCTTGATGCAAGTGAAGAGCGTCGTCTGGCCCTTCGGCGCGTTGATCACCAGATGGCCTGGGACGAAGCCGGTCGGGCAGGAGAGACTCCCGTCGGCACCGGCGGGGCCAGTTGGCCCTTGCGCGCCCCGCGCGCCCGCGGGGCCGGTCGGTCCGGTCGCGACATCGACGGTCACCGTGGTCACCGCCGCGGGCGAACCGGCGCTGAACGCCACCGAGGCGAGGAAACCGGCTGCACCGGCGAGCGCGAGCGTCCCGACAAGGCCGATCGTGAGTGCGTTCCTACGAAGGAAACTCATGGTGTTCTCCGATCTTGATCCCTTCCTTCAGCAGCCGGATCCGCTCCTGGCACTCCCGCTCCATCCGCTTGCGCTGCGCTCTAAGCACGAACAACGCGCCAATCACCGATCCGACCCCCGAGAGAAACGCGCCCGCAGCGGCAACCGTGTCGGCGCTCACGGCTCATAGATCATGTATGGGCGGCAGCAGTTCGTGCTCACGTGCTTCGCGGATGATGCGCGCGAGTACGTACGGGTCCAACTGTTTGTCAGAGCCGACCTCCTGCTTCCACCATTCACGTAAGGCCTCAAGCTTGTCTCTCATCTCACTCCTCCGGGAACCTGACCAACGCGAAACCGCGCACCTCGGACGGATAGCGGACACGCTTGTACGCGCCGCCGCCGTTCGACTGCGAGCCCGACGTTCCCGGCGACGTGTTGCCGCCGTAAGTGGGGATGCCGCCGTCTGACTGTGGCTTGCCGCGCACCATCTCGACGTGCACGCCGTAGCCGCCGATCACCACCAGGTCGCCCTTCTTGATCTTCGCCCGGTCGGTTGTCCAGCCGCGGTAGCACTTCGCGCCCTGCTTCGCGTAGTCCTCGATCGCGCCCACACTCGCAAGCGAAGAGTCGATGCCTTGCACCTCCGCCGCCTCCAGCGCGTAGTAGCACCAGCAGCCGCACCAGGGCTGGTAGCGCAGCCAAGCCTCACCGCCAGCTGTCGCGTCCTGGGCTGCGCGGATCCCGTCCTCGCGGTTGTCGCAGTTCGAGTTGGCGGGCTGCTCGGTGTAGCCGAGACGCGCCTCCATGTGCTGCATCGACTTCTGCCGCCAGTCGGTGTTCGCGTACTGCTTCGCGAAACGTTCCAACAAGTCGATCGCCGTCGCGTCTAGGATCGGCTCTCCGGCCCCGGGGAGGCCGTCGCTGATCCTCGCGGAACGGATCAGGTTGTAGGTTGTCTCGCCCATCCAGCCGGTGGCATCCACAGAGTTCTGACGCTGCAGCCCCGCCAGGCCGTTTTCTGAGACGTTCGGTCCCCGGCCGTGGGAGAAGGCGTTGCTGAACGCCCGGTCGAAGCTTGTGGCGGGTCCCGGCCAATGCCCCGAACGCCACACCCCGCGCTTCACCGCCAGGATGTCGTCGCCGTCCGGGGAAGGGACACGGCCCTTCTTCGCCGCGTCAGGGGGGTACAAAGGCCGAACGAATGCCGGTCCGACCATCGGTCCGCCAGGGCTGGCGTGTTCCCACCACTTGCTCATGTGACCGTCCTCTCCTCGGAGCCAAGGGCGCAGGGATTGACCGGCCCCGGCGGACCCCGCGCCCCGGCTCCGAAGTGCTAAGCGCTCTTCGATGAAGAGGAGCTGGAAGAGCTGGTGCCGACCGAGGCGGCTGCCTTGTTGAAGGCCTCCTGCAGCTTGCGCTGCTCCTCGCCGCGCTTGGCGGTCTCCTCGGCCTGCTTCTCGCGCTCCTCCTGCTCTTCCTTCGCAGCCTTGTCCTCGGACTCGACTGCGGCATCGACCTCTTCGTCGTGCTTGTCGATCAGGTTGTCGCGCCACTCCTGCACGTCGTCAGGCAGCTCACCGATCCTGTCGGCGTACGACAGGTCGGGGCTGACGTAGGAGGCCTTCGGGTGGCCGACGGGGAGCGTCGCCTTCGACTCGCGCTCCTGACGCTCCTTCTCTCTGTCCTTCGCCGTGCTCTTTGTGCTGGTGGGCACTGTCGCTCCTTTCGTTGTCATTCGGGTTCTGGCCGCTACTCGACGAGCGCCAAGCCGTTCGCTTCCGCCATCATTTCCGCGAGCACCTGCTCGAAGCCGTCGGCGTAGCGGCGCAGACCGTCGACACCGAAGACGACGTCGGGCTGCTCGCCCTGTCCCTCCGCGACCACGACGCCGTGCTCGTCGATCTTCTGCACGACCGGCATGACCAGGAACTTGTACGGGCGCAATGTCACGTCGGCTGCACCTCCAGGATGGGCGGCGGCTCGGGCGGCGGCGGCGCGTGACCGGCGCTGATCGAGACGCCAATCGAGTCCTTGGACGGGTCGCCGCCGAGCATGGTCAACACCTCGGCTGGGGTTGCCGTCGGCACTGTCTCACCCTCGGTCAGGTTGATCTGAACGTTGATGTTCATTGATTCCTCCTCTTAGGCGACTCGCGCCGGGGTGATGTGAAGTTCACGCAAGCCGATCTGGACGGTCACCCCTGCGGCTGCGTTCAAGATCTCGGCCACCGTTTGACCCGCTGTGACTCCGGTGACCATCGTGTTCATCACGAGCGCGCCTGCCTGCGTGTTCGGTGCCGCGTAGTACTGACCGCCGGTTTGCGCCACCGGCACGACGCTTCCCGCCCCGAGCGCGATCTGGCAGTAGACACTGCCAGAAGGTGCGGCGATGTTCTGGAGGACCGCTGTGTAAAGCACGCGGTAGTCGCCAGCGCGAGGAGCGGCCAGCCCGAAGCT